GTCTCGTCAGGAACTACAGGAGTTCCTCAACAGAGTAGGTGTCTCAGCTTTTTCGCATCTCCGCTTCTTCGGTTATCATGTGACCAAGGGGGAGGATGCGATCCCGGAGCTTCGAGAGATTGAAAATGACTTGATACGGAAGTTGCACCGTGACTACAAGGTGTTGGGAAGGTGGGAGCTATCAGTGGAGTACGAGTTGAATGCTTGCCAGGTCATATTGGCGAACAGTGTCCTTAGGGCCATGTATGCACATGCGGTGTTGTGCGTAGATAGTCTCAATAACAGCAAGGACATCACTCATGCTCTTACCAGCGAGCTACTATCGAAGTTCTCCTCGTATGTGACACGAGGCGGTTGCCGTCAAGGGGCTAGTTTGGTCGCTAGCTTCGTGGCGCGCGACAGGAAGGGTTTTTAAGAAGGGAAATGGTCCTCCGACGAGTCGCAGCTGCTTTTAGCGGCCCGTCACGAGAGGACAGCAGGAGTATACGTACTTCTCCTGCCTGCGGCATTTCCCGTCTGGACAGAGTTGTCTACCACATGACCTTCTGCAGAAGGTTGGAGGTTGAGTTTGTGAACTACGCCAACACGACGCAGAATGTGGTTAAAGCCCTCAAGACTAGGGTCTACGTCATAAGTACACCGTGGAATCCACCCAAGTCTTGGCGCCGAGTAATGAGGACTGCAACGGAAAAACTCGCCTTGCAGATTGGACCAGAGTTAAATGATGAAGCCTTATCCGAAGAGCTCTCACGTTTCCCCCCGAAGAAGCGTGAGCTCTACACAGCCGGAGAGAGGACCCCGTTGGATGTTAAGCGGCACGCTAGACTCACGGGCTTCGTCAAGTGCGAGAATGTACCATACAAAACGGCTGACAAACCGCGGATGATCCAGTTCCGTGATCCCGTTTTTCTTGCACATATGCTACGGGCATACAAACCGTTTGAGCACGCCTTCTATCACGGGAGGTACCTCTTCAACAAGCACCAGAAGTACACTTGTGCCAAGGGGTGGAACCAGCTCCAACGAATGGAGCTCATCAAGGAGATGGTATCTTCCTTGACTGATCCATACGCAGTAGATTTGGATGGTTCTGCCTTCGACGCGCACGTGTGCGAGGGCGCATTAAAAGAGGAATGGCGCTTTTACGACGAAGTATGGCGGGGCGCAGGCTACAAGCCAGCGACCATCTCTAAAATGCGAGAGATGGGTCGTGCACAGCTCCGTAATCGCGTTTTCTGTCGTACCGACGATGGCATAGTTAGGTACGAGGTCAGAGGGAATCGCATGAGTGGGGATTTGAACACTGGATGTGGTAATTCAGTGTTGCAATCTATGTTCATAGCATGTAGCATGAAGGAATTGAAGATTCCTGAGAAGGCATGGCGTATGTTTGTGGACGGTGATGATGCCATCTTGCTTGTGGAGGCTGAGCATGTTCCAAAACTTGGCAGGTTGCCTGCCATTTTTGCTCAATTTTCCCAGGACGTCAAGATGGGCAAGCCTGTTCGAGTAAACATGGACAGCCTGGAGCCAATCAATTTTTGCCAGTGCAACCCTATTAAGGTGGATGGGGTCTGGAGATTGGTTAGGTCTCCCTATAAGGTCTACAACGGCTACAAGATGCAGAACATTTGGTTCAGAACCCGCGAGGAGACGGC